GTTTGAGCTCCGATAGTTGCAGCACTTGTGTATAGTGCTAATTTAAAAACATCTCCGCCTGATGCTTTAAAGTCGTGTATTCCTTGAAAAGTCTGTTCTTTAAAAGAATTTGTGATTGCGTTTGTTGTTATTGCCATATTTTTTCTCCTTGTTTAATTTTATGGTGATGGAGAGGGCACTTTAACTCGTGGCACTCCATCGGTATATTCGTCTCTTCTTCGTCTGCCCATTTGTTGTAGAGCAAATTGTTGCATTTGTTCATTATACTTGTCAGAATACAGTTTGTACATATCAGCGGGTCCTTTTAGATAAGAAAAACATTCTGTTAAAGCTCCAAATAAAAGCAATTGTTGCTGATTCGTAGACAAATAAGTGGTGTTAGAACTAGTAAAATGAGGTGGATATATAATATAGTTTATTTGAACTTCTCCAGCTGCTGTTGTAGCATCAGGGGTAGGAGCAACTACAATATTGTTTTCATCCCAGTTAGCGTAATACAAAGGAACTCCCGTAGCACCATCATTATTATATTCAGATATAAAACTAGTATCTCTTTTTTCTAAAAACGTTCTATCTCCAGATATAATAGTTTGAACAGATCTTAGAACAATTAAATCAGAAGGCATAGAAAGATATCTCTGTCCATTAATAAAACTAGCCGTAGAGTATTTTCTTAAATCATCATAATCTACTTTTCCTGCAACGTCTAATTCAATATTAGTAATAAACTGATCTATTAAAGTATCTGTTAATACATTAGAATCTACTTCTGTATAATCTCTTATCTGAGTTAAAAAATTAGTGTAACTAATTGCCATTATGATATTCCTATAGTTACTTGACCTACTTGATTTAATAATTGTCTATTTCTGTTTTCTTGTGCTCCGTTGTCAGGTTGCATTCCGTTAGAATTGAAAGCAAATTCTCCTGGTAAGGTTAAATCTATCGTAGTAAAATTAGCTCCTCCAGAATTAAAAGTAAAATCTTGAGGTCTTGAATTCTGTATAGCTATTCTATCAGCGGAAATAGTTTTTCTTCTTATCTGAGGTTGTTTTGACTCATATTCTGAAATGTGAACTAAAGAACCATTCCATTCCCTAACCATTTCATTATAAGGAAATGCTAATCCAGATCTATCCGATATGGATTTAGAAAACCTACCTGTAGCCCATCCTGCCATTATACGCCATCTCCAAAATAACTTTGAGGAGAAATATACAAAGAAGTTCTTCCTCCATCTTGATATAAAGCTCTTAATAATTCGTCTTCATAAACTTGTTTTAAAATTGCAATTTTGTTAGGATCATAATTAAAAGACAGATAGTATGCCAAGCCAGAAATCATTGCTGGAATAAATCTAAATACAACATCTGCTGTATTGGTGTAGGATCCAACATCCTCAATTCTATTAATAGAATAATATTTTAAATAAGTGTAAGTAATAGTATCTGGAGCTTGGTATAAATAAATAGCAGGAACAGTTAATCTATCCACATAATACATAGAAGGTTGTCCAGTGCTTAATTTATTAGGTAAAGCTGCGTAAGCAGATCTGTCTATTTTAGTGATAGATACGTCTTGAGTATTAATGTTATCGCCTCCTCCTCCAGTAGTAGAAACATAGGCTTCTAAAACATCACTAACATCTGTAGGTGTGGTATAACTAGCTTGACCAGAGACAAGAGCAATTTCATTAAGAGCAACTTTCCACATATGCACTCCTCTATTACCCCAATCGGAAAAAAGTATATTCAAGTTTCTTCTAGCACGTTTCATGTCATTACCAGAATTAGGTCTTATACCATTTCTATTGAAAGCTTCATCAATAATGTCATCTATGCTTAAATTAAAAGAAGTAGTTCCAGAAGTAGCCATTATTTTTTAAATTCTTTCTTGCAGGCGCATTCATGCGAACACGAACACGGGACAATGCATAAAATTTTACAGATAAGCTTTTTTATATACTTAATCATTTATATCTCCTCTATAGTGGCCACTTTAAGAGTGTTTAGTTTCTCTTCTTTGCGGTTGTACAACTTTTTAGATTGTACCACTTGAGGTCGGTAAGTTCTAGACCTTACTTTTTTTGCTACTGGGTTTGATTTGTTCTTTATAAATGGTTCCATGGGTCTTTTTAATAACTTTTTTATATTCTTTTAATTCTTTAGAACCAAGTCCTGGTTCTAATTGTTTAGATATTTGACCTCTTGATATTACCATGGTTTATACTATATTTATTTTCCAGATACACTGTATTCTAAAATCATCGCATAATAAAGGGGTTCCCGTATGATCTAACCCAGATTCAAATATAACCATTCTATTTGACTTAAACTCTACATAATTTGGTTTGTCCGTGTACACTATAGTTCCACCCAACCAGTTCGGGTCATACACATCATTCACAAAAAAAAGAGCAGTGTGGGTTGCATTTACATCTTTGTGAATGCCAGGAAGTAAATCTCTTCTAAAGCCATGAGAATAAGCTCGGTACAAAGAAATAGATTTATTTAATTTTTTACCAATATGTTCAACACATTCTTTTACATAAAAACTATCTTTTAAATCTTTGTATACGCCTTTAGGTCTTAATTCCCAATTTTTTTTAGAATCTAATAAAATTTTTAAATATTGATGTTTTGTAAAAAATTCATCTATTATAATAAGCTTGGTATCTTCTACCATGGTTTGTATATTACTTTATTTTCTTCTCTAATAGCTTTTAACACACTGTTTCTATTTTTTTCTCCATTCCAAGAAACGTGTATCCACCCTGAGTTAGGGTCGTCTTCTTTATAAAACTCAAGTATTAATTGATCAAATTCTAGATTATCTCTAATCCATTGAGCCAGTTCTTTATTATCTACACTGGTTATTTCTAGGTCAGCCGCTTTTCCTTCGGCATGTTGACTGCTTATTTTAGATCCAATGGCAATACACAATTCTTGAGATCGATATCCTGATGAAATTAATACTGGAGAATCAAATTGAGAGCGTATGGGCTGTAGTATATTCACACACAATGCTTTTAAATTATCTATATGAGATGGAGAAGGGTTGTTGGGTATTCCTTTTCTCTCCGCTACTTGAGACTTAACAAGTTCACTTAATTGAAAATTAGCAGAAAGTTTCATTATTTTTTTTCTTTAATTTCATAGAACATATCATCGCTGTCATCTGTTTTCCAGTCTTTGTTTTCTACATTCCACGTGGTAGTTTGGACTTTATAGTCTGGCTTAGCGTCACTAGTAGTAAAACTAGGTATGTTCCACAGAATACGATTATTAGGCTGAGCTGCATAATTACCGTTATCAAGAGCCAATATATGTGCGCACTTATGTTCATGAGAGATTTCAGAATGTTCTGTATCCAAAACATTGGAGTCTGGATGAGCCCAGTCAATGGTAAATAAATATTCTCCTGGATACATTTTTTTATCTTTGCCAAAAAATTTACCACGTTGTCCATCTAAAAAAGAATAATTAGTAACAGCAGGATGATAACTAAAACAGTTCCACAACTGTAACTCGTCAACTTGCATATCGGGCACTTCGGTTCTTTGAAGATGTTTTTGAAAAAAAGCTGAGATAGGCAATCGATAGTAGACCGCACCATTCGGAAGTAGGGCGTGAAATAAGATGGCTCGGGTGGCGATTGATGCAAACCCGAAGACCACACACTCTTCACTTTGTCCGTGATGACTTTTAAGATCATAAAGATACTCTTTCCTAACGGAACAATATAGTGGTGGTATATTTGAATTAAGATACGCCATAGTTTCATCTATCTGCCAATCTATCCATATGAGAATATATACGACCTATTACCTTGTCCAGAGACATTAACTCTTGTTGCAGCATAGCAACGATAGTCTGTAGTTCAATTAAAGTAATAAGCACCCACGTACTTAGGCTCATTAATATAGTGCCCAATAATCCAATTAGAATCGTGTTAGTTTTCCTGCTCATTATTTTTTTTCCTTTTTTTTATTACAAACGTACAACTCTTTCCAAATTTTGTTCTCCATTCTACCAAAAAAAGTCAA